AGCGTATTGAGTTACGCGTGGATAAAATCTATGAAATGTTGCTAGAGGACAGATTATCTAAGTAGAGCGTGTCGCGTTGCCTTTTGTCGGTGGGTAGGTTCATACTTTAACTACACGCTGAGAGGGCTACTCGGTTAGTAGCTTTATCGGCCTTAACAAAGGGCGAAAGATGAACAGTTTAGACTTGATGGTAGTAGGTATGGTTTGCCTATTTATGGGCTTATTTATTTACGCAGCTTATGAAATGGGCTACAAAGTAGGCCTGGGTGAAGGTTACCTACGGGGCCGTAATATTGCTAAGGCGCTTAGAGATGCTGAGGCCGCTAAATGAGTAACTTTTTAGAAGGATATGAGGACGTAAACGCCAGGATTATTAGGGCGCGTTTAGAGTTTCCGACTTTGCGCTTAGTTGCATCTATTGAGGATATAGATATAACAAAAGGTTATATTTTAATTAAGGCTGAAGCCTACAAAGAGTATGAAGACCACCTGCCAAGCGCCGTTGATTACGCTTTTGAGATGCGGTCAGACCGTGGGGTTAATTTACATTTTTGGGTAGAAAACGCAGTTACCTCAGCTTATGGCCGTGTTATTGGTTTACTTACACCTGGCGGTATTGCTCGCAGTACAAAGCAGGATATGGAAAAGGTAGAGGCATTAAGCGCTAAGGATGTAGCCCCAGCTAGCGAGGATTTATGGGCTACTACACCTGTGGCACAGACAATAGAGGCAGTTAAAAACGAGCTAGGCGGCATCTACTTACAAGGCAAGCCTGAGTGTAAACACGGCGCCCGTATTTGGAAAACCGGAACAAGCTCGAAAACCGGGCGCGATTGGGCTAATTACAGCTGCATAGAAAAAAGCAAGGCCGCACAATGCGAGCCAGTTTGGTATATGCAGACCTCTACAGGATGGCAGCCTCAGGTATGAGTAGCCAAATGGAGTTAATCAACCTTAAAGCTATGACGGGTAAACTGTTTATAGATGGTGAAATGGTCGCTGAGTACAAGGTAGAGACGTGCGACAAATGCTCCAGGGTGACACAACTAGATAAGTTTGGCTATCAAAAAAACTCATATGAAAACATTATATGGTTTTGCAAGGATTGCAGGTAATGACTACCTCTAAATCCGATTGGGATATAGACCTTCGCTACGGCCAAGACGGGGAAGAATCCGTACGCCGGCTCCTTACTATGGAGACGGTAGAGGTCAAACGCGATAGGCGTTGGAAAGAGACAGGCAATATATACATAGAGACATCTTGCTATTACGTTAACGAGCGTGGATTTAAGCCTTCAGGCCTATCAGTATCTCAGGCTACGCATTGGGCTTTTGTCCTAGAGGATTTAACGGTAATAGTCTCTAAATCTGACCTCATCAACACCGTAAAAGAGTACGGTAGGAATATAAGCTGCAATATTGAGCCTAACGTCTCTTTTGGCTATCTTATAACTATTGACTCACTACTTAAATGGCAAGTAGAAAAGGCCGAGAGAAACGAGTTTATCTATGGACATTATCCGCTTTGAGTGCCGCAGCTGTAAAAAGATAACAGACCAATTAGAGCGCATAGTTAGCGATAACCTGCCGCCTAACGTAAAGGTTTTACAATGCATCAAATGTAGCAAAATGAGCGTATGCCTATTGGTTGATTATGCCTGAAAAATGGGGTAAACAAAACACATTATGTAAAAAGTGTAAAAAGCCTGCTACTCAAACCTATGAAACGTCTTACGATGATAATATTGAGGGCAGGTATTGCATTAGATATTTTGAGAGATTGTGCGCGGTTTGCCTGTATTGGTCAGCTTGGATATGGCTAGATAATGGGCGAGAAAAGGTGACAATAGATGCCTATGTATGAATATGAGTGTATTAGCTGCTCAATACGCTTTGAGGTGCAGCGCTCTATACACGATGTGAACATACCTAAGTGCTGTGGCTTTGATATGCGCCGTATCTATGACCCAGTAGGTGCCATATTCAAGGGTACTGGATGGGGTAAAGATGCTTAATAGTTATCCACAGAAGTTATCCACAGGTACTAATAACTGTGCAGACACGCCCAAGACTACGCTTAATATTGCATCTCGTTTGACATCGCTGGTACGCTGGTACCGCGCAGGCGAGCCGCTGAGGCGTAGCTCAGCCAAGCGCTATCAGCTAACGCCACACTTATGCTTACTAGTAAGCGCATTAGTAACAATGAATATAACAACAGCAACTGCATACAACCCAAACGTAGAGAGCTATAAACTCTATGCTCATATGAAGCTATTAGATGATAAGGCCTATAGGTGCCTAGTAACGCTATGGCGTTTGGAAAGTAATTGGAACCCTAAAGCTAAGAATCCTAAGAGTAGTGCGTTTGGTATTCCACAGCTGCTTAAAATGACTGAGACTAATCCTTATAAACAGATAGACTTAGGACTTAAATATATTACTCATCATAGGATTTATAAAGGTGATACTTGTAAAGCCTTAGATAGACATAAGAGAGTAGGTCATTACTAATGGCTACTAGACGTGGTGACCCACGCTCTCAGCGTAAGTACAAAGCGGTTAGGTTGCAGGTCTTATCTAGAGATAACCACACTTGCTTTTACTGTAATGCTGAGGCAGATACCGTTGACCACATAGTCCCAGTCTCTAAGAGCGATGATAAGTCTGAGGCGTACAACCCTAACAATTTAGTAGCCTGTTGCAAGCGTTGTAACAGCTCACGCGGTAATAAGTCACAGGCGGTTTTTTTAGCCCATAAGGCTACCCCCCCTGTCTTTTCGTCCTCTTTTTCCCCAAAAGTGGTTGAAACGGTTCACGTAGGCCCTATGACCCGCGGTTTACAGCAGGGCTAGACGATTGCTAACCGAAGTTAAACAGCCCTTACGAGGGGCAACTCATCCACGGCTTAACACGCCCTGGCTCGATACAAAATCACGCATAGATGAGATAGTTGCGCTAGCTGAATCTATCGGCCAGCCCCTGCTCGATTGGCAGCGACTAATCCTTACCGATATGTGCGCCGTTGACGATGAAAATATGTTTATAAAAAAGTCTGCGTTATTTGTGTGTGCAAGGCAGTCCGGAAAATCTCATATGATGAGGATGCGCGTACTGGCAGGCCTATTCTGTTTTGGTGAGCGTAATATCCTAATAATGTCCTCTCAACGGCAGATGGCATCTAAGTCGTTAGAGATAATGGCAGGTATTATCGAGCGTACCCCACACCTGTTAGCTCAGGTCAAAGGTGGCAATATAGACAAGGCATATAAACGCACTAACGGTAATGAGCGCATAATTCTAGAAAATGGAGCCGAGGTTAAAGTAGTTGCAGCTACTACTGACTCAGCGCGTGGACTTAGTGCCGATTGTGTTTGGGTAGATGAGCTACGCGAGTGCGGAGTAGAAGCGCTAGATGCCGTAAAGTCAACTACGCTCACACGTCCTAATAGCCAGCGCTTTTACACGTCAAATGCAGGCCATAAAGAGAGCCACGTGCTAAATGAGATGCGCGAGCGCTCGCTGAGCAAGCCGCCTAAGTCAGTTGGTTATTACGAGTACAGCGCCCCGGATAATTGTGATATTTGGAATAGAGAAAACTGGGCTATGGCAAACCCGTCTTTAGGAACGCTAATTTCTGAGGAGGCGATTGAGGAAATAATCGCAACGAGTACACACGCAGCTGTAATGACCGAGACATTGTGCAAATGGATAGGAACAGACACTAGCCCCTGGACACCTGGAAGCTGGGAGGAGTGCGCCGATACGTCTCTTATTATGGCGCCAGGTATGTACACAATGTTTGCCTTTGATATTGAGCCACACGCAGGCCGCCACGCATCTTTAGTAGCTGGGGCAGTTATGCCGGATGGGCGTATTGGCCTTAGCCTTGTTAAAACGTGGGAATCTGACCGAGCGATTGACCAACTAAAAATAGCAGCTGACATAAAGACCTATTGCGATGAGTGGCTACCTAAGCTTGTACTTTTTGACAAGTTTACAGGCCAGCATATTGCCGACAGGCTCCATAATGCCGGCGTAAAAGTGGAGGACTGCAGCGGTACCCAGTTTTATAATGCGTGTTCAATTTTCAAGGATGCGATAGATAACCGGCGCGTGGTTCACGGTGACCAACCGGCTCTAAATACAGCTATGGACTCAGTAGCAGCTAAGAGCAACGATTCAGCCTGGAGAGTGGTTCGCAAAAAATCTAGCGGCTCAGTTGCAGCTGTTATTGGTATGGCGATGCTGGCTTTACATCTTGATAAGCCAATATCTCAGCCTAAGGTGTACATCTAGACACGCCGAAGGTTAAGTAAACGTTTTGCCTGTGGATAACCTACAATTCGCCCTATGGGTATATTGCAAACTTTAGGCATAGCTAAAAAAGATGTTACAGCCCAGCTAGCCCCTGCCGTTATGTCACAAGGTTACGGCGTAGGTGTTTATAGCTACGGTGGCCTTTACGCAAGCGGTAATGGTGCGCCGTTTATGGATAGATTTACTGCACTCCAGGTACCCGCAGTAGCAAGATGCCGTAATTTAATTGCCGGCGTAATCTCAAGTATAGATTTAGAGTTATATAAAAAATCTACAGGCGTAAAGCTTGAATCTCCACTATGGCTTGACCAACCTGATATGCGCCAGCCACGTAGCGTAACTATTGCTTACACAGTTGATTCATTACTATTTTACGGCGTTGCTTATTGGCGCGTTACAAGTTTGTATGCAGATGATGGACGTCCTAGCGGTTTTGAGTGGGTAGCTAATACTCGCGTAACAGTAACAACAGATGAGACAGGCGAGGCCGTAAAGTATTACAGCGTTAACGGCGCCCGCGCTCCTATGTCGGGTATCGGTAGCCTTGTCACTATACAAAGTTTATTACCTGGCGTATTAGAAACTGGCGCCCGCACAATACAGAGCGC